AATTCCATCTATTCTTCCTCCACTTTCTGCACTTTCTTGATTTTTTCCTTATATCCGGCGACTTCATCTTCCTGCACATTCACAACTTCCACGATCGCCTGTGCTTTACCGATAGAAACCTTGTCCCCGATTTTTACAGGGACAAGGTTTCAAAGGTATAAGCTTTTCCGGCCGGGATATCGTTCTTGAGATACTTTGCTTTTATGTACATTACTTAGCACCTCCGCAAAAGAGGTCTTTCAGGAAATTATCAAAATCCGAATTGCCCGTTGACGGCTCTTTATCATCGTTCTCTTTTTTTTGACTTTTCTTCGGAACAAACTCTTGCTAACATTTTTCCTAACTCATTGATGGATTTCAAAACTTCTTCATCAATCTCATCTGATGTTTTTTTTGACAACTCAATCGCCCTTGCAATCCTTGCGTCTGCATACTCTGTACTTTCGTCCTGTGCAAGAAACTCACGTAAATTTCTTGCGAGCATCGTAAATTCTGTAAGAATATGTGGCTCCGATCCTTTAATTTCTGTTCTTTCAAAATCAACTTTTAACATCTTATTTATCCTCACTTTCTACTTTCAATACTTTGTCATCAGTTACCGCCAGATGAATCGTCTGTGCGTTCATTTCTGGAAAATTAACCTCATTTACCGCTTCGCTGTTGTCGATAAAAACCGGACAACTAACTTCATACAAGTTTGACAGCGACTGAATAATATCCAATCCGGCAATAATCCTGTGCCCGTTATTCAAACTTGACAGCGGTACGCCGTTTACAGTACATTCGCAAGTTTCTTTCAGACCGCCATTAATCTGTTCTGAGAACAACTTGAATGAAACGATTTTGAACATCTCATTAACCTTTGCAGAAATCCTATTCATTTTTTCACGGATGAAATCTTCCACAAGGTCAATCATCTGCTCCTGTTCTGCGATTTTCTGTCCGACTTCTTTCTGCTCTGCTTCAAGTTCTGCGATACGTTCCTTTACTTTGGAATTGTCTGCTGCCAGAATCTTTCCGGCAATCTCCGCAATTTCATCTTTCAGCACCGCTTTTTTTGCTTCAAGTTCTGCTCTTCCAGATGTATCGGAACTCATGGATTCAATCTCTTTTTCAAGTACCGAGATTTTCTCTACAGTTGCCTTATAATCAGTGTTTTCAGAAATATCCGCTGTCTTTGGATAACGATCAAGTTCTTCCTGTACAGAATCATATGCTTTCTGAGCTTCCGCCAGCTTAGAATCCAATTCGGCCATGCTTTTGCGAAGTTCCTCTTCACGGCTCTTATACTTATCCCTATTCGCAGCAGCTTCTGTTCCGGCAGTTTCGATTTCAGAGATTTTATTTTTCTTCCGCTCTTTGAACTGGATAAAATCATTCGTATATTTAGCTTCATATGCCTGTTTTTTCTTCTCATAGTTCTCAATATTTTTCTGAATCACATCTTCCGGCAAATCCTGTCCGCAAGTCGGGCAAACCGAAGCACTGTCTGGAATTGGCTCCATTGGAACCACTTCAGGGAATGTCTTTGCTTTTTCCGCTTTCCATTCTTCCTGTAACCGCTTAACTTCCTTAACAGACCACTCATATTTAGAGTGAACCGAATGAATTTCAGAATTCGTATCAGCGATCTCACGTTTAATGCTTCTCAGAGTATCTTCTTTCGCTACCAGATCATCTCTAAGAGCCTTTGATTTATCGAATAACTTCTGGTTCTCTTCGTTCTGAATTTCGGAAATGCGAAATTTGAGATTCATGATATCCTGACGTTTAGAATTGATATCTTCCAATTGACTGTTGCCACCTGATAATTCATCTTCTACTTTCTGCAGAGCCACTTCTTTGGCTGTTTTTTCGACTTCTAACGCTCCTACATCAGCAATCACAAGTTGTTTGGAGATTTCATCAATACGTGCCGGGATCTCAACCATATCCTTATTTAATGCCGTTTTCGCTTTGGTGTATTTCTTCAAGATATCGTCCGTGCTTGCAATTTTCAGTTCCGGGATAAGCTTTGTGTATTTCTCACCGAATCCATCTGCAATATCCACATCAGAAAAGCTTCCAACAAATTTCATAAGGATTTCACGTTGTTTCTTCCAAGCTAATGCATTAAAAGCGTTTGGATTTGTAATCAGATTAAACACATCCTCGTCAACAATTTCTGAGATAAACTCTTTAAACTCTTTCTGACTCTTCGGATATCCGTTAATCTCGAATTCATTCACGTTCCCCTGGAATTCTCTTGTATTAGTTCCACGCTTTTTAACCCATTTCTGCTTCTGAACCTTTTTCAGATCATATTCGTCACAGTCAACGCTAATCTTTGCTGCAACAGAAATCTCAATATTATCTACCATCTTCCCGTCTGCGTCCAACGGCCTGATATCAAAATCAGAACTTCCAAGGCTATCTTTTCCAAACAATAGCCACGTAAACGCATCAAATATGGTTGTCTTTCCAGTGGCATTCGCACCGGAGATTCTTGTTTTTTCACCAAACTCAATAGTTCTGTCCTTACATCCTTTAAAATTTTGGATATGCATGGACAGCAATTTAATCTGCTTCACCAACTATCACCCTTTCTTCCTTATCTATAATTTTTCTATCTGAACTATCCTTTTTGACGATATGTAAGTACAAATCATCTTCGAACAGGTTCATCCATTCTTTCGGATTTAATCCGAGGTCTGCCAGAAGCCTTTTCTGGCTTAATGTTAACTTTTTAGGTTGTTTCATAATCTCTCCTATGGTACAATTTAATCGTCATTTATTTTTACATTTGCACCTGTATGAGATGCCACTCTCTATGGGTGCAATTTTATTTCCACACAATATCTAGTGGGCCTGCCATTCGGCAGTAGATCAGTAGTATGGCGATCCAAACTATCTCGAATAGTATTGCGATTGTCACCCAAAACAGGATTTTTTTGAAGATTTCTTTCATACGCTCTCCTAACACGTTGCTGCCTTTTTATTCGGAATCGGTGCAACCATTAATGTGACATCCAGTTTCTCTTTTTTGATGGCTTCGTTGAGTTCATCAATGGTATTAATTCCAAGAGCTTTCAGTTCTGCTTCTATCATTTTTCTCTTTTCGTCCATAATGCTTTCCTCCTACACAGCAAAGCACATCTGAGAATTTTCATCATCAATTTCCTCTCTCAGACATCTTGGCAATTCGTATTTTTTAATAATCTCAACTGCCAAATCACATTGGCTCCGCTTAATTGCCTTATAAGTATTCACACCGAATTCTCTTCTGAGCTGTGCATCCACATCGCTGTATACTTTGTGCATCAGACTTTTATTCTTGTATGCCGGTGCATCCTTTCCGCCCATCAGCGGAACTACTTTCTGATTCTTCGCTCTTGTGATTCTCTGGCATTCCAGTGCTAACAAGGGCATGTCTGCCTTAAACTCCTGCAAGTCCTTATCTACCTTGTCAATTTTCTCTGTCAGCTCTACATTGCCTTGAGCAAGTAACTGAATCTTCTGGTCGGTTGTCATTGGCTTCTGATATCCGCCGGTCTTTCTGATTGCCGGAAGAACTTCTGAGGTTACCCAGTCCGTAAATCTTTCGGCAGATTCCTTTCTGCTTTGGAAAATCAATTTGTACATATTAGATTCATTCACAAAATTTGCATTCTGTTTTCTGCCTATGCTGTCGATGACCTCATTTGAAATGACCCCATCTTGATTCAGTCTTGTTTTCACTTGGCTTACATTTGATATTTCCAATGCTTTGCAAATATCCACCATGCAGAAAAACGGTTCATTATCAATAGTTACTGTTCGAATATCACCGAACTCTTTTGAATTAAAAATTTGTAATTCGTTCATTGTTCTCCTTTCTACTCTTCCAGGAAATACTCAATCGGAACATCAAAGTATTTTGCAAGAATCATCAGCTTGTCTACCTTTGGAACATATGCGCCGTTTTTCCAGTTAGATAATGTTGCCGTGGAAATTCCAGTATCTTTCGACACTTGATATGGCGTTTTGTTCGTTTTGTCCAATAATAATTGGAATTTTTCGTACACTATTACACCTCCTTAGATATTGACACTATCTAAGGTTTCTTATATAATCAAAGCACCATCTAAGTTATCTAAGAAACCTTATATTGTTCTAACTTAGTTTTCTAAGCTATGTCTGTATGTTAGCATAGTTTTCTAAGCTTGTCAACATATAATAGCATAGTTTTCTAAGTTTGCTTTAAGAAAGGAAAAGCTATGTATGAAAAATTTGAAGAACTACTAAAGAAAAACAATGTGACTGCATACAGAGTT